AACCTTGGGTAAAAGATAATTATCTTCGTATCCCAGATCGTAAACCTGAGTGGGTGTAATGAAAGCAATTAGGGTTGATGTGAAAACCCAAGTCACTGTCCTCATCAACGATGATGATGATTACTGGGCAATCAAACACAATGCAATGCAACAAGTGCATGATGATATTCACTGGCACTTAAAAGATAAATTTGTTATTAATTATTCTCAATGAAAACTACTTTGACCGTTGATGAAAACGGAATTCTAACATTCCCCGAAAAGTTTCTTGAAGAGATTGGATGGAAAGAAGGGGATTTGTTAGAATGGATTCCTAATGATGACAACTCATTTACTTTGGTGAAAAAAGAACATGCGTAATGAATTTCTTTGGGTCGAAAAATATCGTCCTAAAACTATTGATGAGTGTATCCTTCCTGAGTCTACTAAAAAAACTTTCAGTGAGTTTCTTAAGCAGGGGGAGATTCCCAATCTTCTTCTTGCCGGTCCTGCTGGTTGTGGTAAAACTACTATAGCTCGTGCTCTGTGTGAGCAACTTAATTGTGACTACATAATTATAAATGGATCCGATGAAGGAAGATTTCTTGACACGGTGCGGAATCAAGCAAAGAACTTTGCTTCGACCGTATCACTTTCGTCAGATGCTAACCACAAAGTCATCATCATTGACGAAGCTGATAACACAACCCATGATGTACAGCTCCTCCTTAGGGCAAACATTGAGGCATTTTATAACAATTGCAGATTCATCTTTACCTGTAACTACAAAAACAAACTCATCGAACCACTCCACTCCAGATGTGCAGTCATTGAGTTTGGAATCACCGGAAATAAAAAACCAGCAATTGCAGCAGAATTCTTCAACCGTCTCAGGACTATACTTGAGACAGAAAATGTTGACTATGATCAAAAGGTTCTTCTAGAACTTATTAACAAGCACTTCCCTGATTGGCGTCGTGTATTAAATGAGTGTCAAAGATACTCTGTTGGTGGTAAAATTGACTCAGCTATCCTTGCTGAATTTGGAGATGTAAAAGTAAATGACCTTATTCAAAAACTTAAGAACAAAGATTTTCAGGCGGTTAGGAAGTGGGTCGTTTCTAATCTGGACAACGATTCTAGTGTACTTCTTCGTCGTGTGTATGACGCTCTTGTTCCATCCTTGGACGGTCCTAGCATTGCTGCTGCTGTGCTCATTATTGCTAAGTATCAATATCAAATTGCGTTCGTAGCTGATCAGGAGATTAATCTTCTCGCAGCATTAACTGAAATTATGGTAGAGTGTAACTTTAAATGAAATCCTATAAAACTCCATTAAGATACCCTGGCGGCAAATCTAGAGCAGTGCAAAAATTGTTTGCTTATCTGCCAGATAAATCATACGATGAGTTTCGCGAACCCTTCTTGGGAGGTGGATCTGTTGCTATTGAATGGACTAAGAGATACCCTAACACTGCAGTATGGGTTAGTGATCTTTATGAGCCTCTGGTAAACTTTTGGCAACATCTACAGTCATCTGGTATTGAGATGCGTAATGAGTTGAATCAACTCAAGCATCGTCATGTTGACCATGCTAGTGCAAAGTCTTTGTTTCTTGAATCAAAAGATTATCTTAATGATGGGAAAGATAACTTTCATCGAGCTGTTAGTTTTTATGTCATAAATAAATGTTCCTTCAGTGGTCTTACTGAATCATCTTCTTTCTCTAAACAAGCTTCGGATAGTAATTTTAGTTTCAGAGGTATTGATAAACTTCCAGTATTTTCTGAACTAATTAAGGACTGGTCTATCACAAATCATCCCTATGATTATCTTATGGATGAGAGTTCTGAGAGGGATATATTCATGTATCTAGATCCACCATACGAAATTAAGGATAATTTATATGGCAAAAAAGGATCAATGCATAAAGGATTTGACCATGACAAATTCGCTTCGGATTGCAATTTTAATTCATTTGACTCTCTTGTCAGTTACAATTCTAGTCAGCTTATTAAGCATCGCTTCAAAGACTGGAATGCTGCAGAGTTTGATCTGACTTATACGATGCGTTCTGTTGGTGAGTACATGAAAGAGCAGCAAGAGCGTAAAGAATTAGTACTTATGAATTATGAGGTGGGTTGATGAAAATTATTGGAATCTATGGTGCCTTAGATTGGGATGCAAATCTTTTTGACAAAAGTGATACTTATATTCATGATGCAGGAGCAACTCTGTTTATCAATGGAATTCATATTAGAAGCATTAATGAAGAAAGATTGACTCGTATTAAAGATGACGGTAATTTTCCATATAAGTCTATTGAATATGTTCTTGGTGGATATACAAAAGAAGAAATTGATGTTGTTTGTTACCCTATAGCTTATCCTGATATATTTCAGAAACAGCTTGTAGATGGTACTTGCAGTAGGATGATTAAGGAACAGTTTCCTAATGCTGAGATTTGGTTATTGTCACATCATCTTTGCCATGCAGCGTCTACAGTCTTTTCTTCACCTTTCAATAGTGGTAGTTTCTTAACTCTTGATGGACTTGGTAGTGGGATTTGGGATTTTGCTAGTGGTCACCCTCGTGGTGGTGAGAATAATAGTATTGGATATTTTGATAAGAGCAAACGCATCTTTAGATTTTTTAGGGGAACTGGTGATCTAGGTATGAACTCATTTGGTGAGTTCTATTGTAATATGTCTCAGATGATTTATGATGATAAGCATAAAGAATTGATGCAGCAAGAGTCTAAATTGAAACCTGAGGTAGTAGAAAATATTCAGTTTGCTCAAAACTTTGATGTAACTCCAAAAGAAGGTAAGATCATGGGATTGTCAGCTTATGGTAAATTGTTAGAAGGGCAAGGACCTCCCACATGCATATCTACCTTGTTTCCTACATCTAATTTTGATATTGATCGTTGGGAAACTGGAATGCCAGAAGTGCATTTCTATGATTATGAAATGTTGTATAATAATCTGAAGGGAACTGTAGAGGATAAAGCATACTATGTTCAGTTTTGGTTTGAAAAAAGTCTTGAGTATCTTATTCATGAATTAAAAAAAGACTATCTAGAAGAAGATAATTGTTTTGCTGGAGGAACTTTCCTTAATGTATGTGCAAATACTATACTGAAACCATTGTTCCGTAATATTCATATTCCTCCGTTTACTAATGACTCTGGAATTCATTTTGGTGCAGCAGCTTGGGGTGTTTATAGATCTAAAGAAACTATTGAGTTGCCACATAACATTGCACTACTAGGTAACTCTTATGATGACTTTGTTCCAGAAGAAAAAAATTGTAAGCATTATGATAATTTTGATGATCTCTGTGAATTCCTAGCAAAAGAATTGGATGATGATAAGATCGTTGGTTGGTTCCAAGGCAGGTCAGAATATGGTCCTAGGTCTTTGGGATCTAGATCATTGTTGATGAGTCCTAAGAGATCTGAAAACAAAGATATTCTGAATGATAGGGTTAAAAAGAGAGAGACCTGGCGTCCTTTTGCTGGTATAATGCTAGAAGAAAAAGTTGGTGAGTACTTTGATCCTGGTTTTGTGAGTCCGTATATGTTGTACTCGCAAACTTCCATCACTAAAAAACTTCCTGCAATTACTCATAAGGATAAGTCATGTAGAATTCAAACTGTAAATGAGCAACAGAATGCTAAAATCTATCAACTTCTTTCTAAACTTGAACCACCAGTATTGTTGAATACCTCGTTCAATCAAAGTGGAGAACCAATCATTGAGACTCCAGAGGATGCCATTTCCTCTTTTAAAAAAATGGATATTGATTATCTCGTTATTGGAAATTATTTGTTATGGAATTAAAAGACTGGCTTAATTCCATTAACCTCACCAAAGAAGATCTGAGTGAGGACCCTGAAGATATTAAAAAGTATCCTCCTTACATCATAAACCGTTGTCTCTCTGGACATTTGGATGCAATCTTATTTGCAAATGAGATGAATAAGAACGCTCATTTATCTAAAGATATGCAGTACCAATTCCTACTACATAGCATCAGGAAGAAGAAAAGATTCTCTCCTTGGTTGCGGCAAGACAAGATTGTTGATCTTGAGTTAGTAAAAAAATATTACGGTTATAGTAATGAAAAAGCACAACAAGCTTTAAAGATTCTGACTTCAGAACAAATAAACTTTATTCGTAAAAAATTGGATACGGGTGGTATCAAATGAAAGTTCTTAGCATTGATGTTGATTATTGTTTTCCTGCTATTGAGAAATGGCCTAATGAAAATGGTGAACTTTGGGATGAGTGGCATGCTTTTACAAAGTGGGAAAATTATTTTAAGACCTATCCTGATCTAAATTGTAGAGAAGAGATCGTAGATGAAAAGTGTTTTGATTATATGGTTGAGACTTTTACTAAGGCTCTGTATGCAAATCCAAATGCAACAGTTGCATTTGGACTAGATCATGATTATATTCTCGAAGAACTTCTTGACAAAGAAGATCTGGAAATTGTTAATATTGATCACCATGATGATTTTCTGGCAGGTGCATACTTAGATCAACTCACTAATCATGATAAATCAGGAAAAAATGATGATGATGATGAGGACACTTGGTTGCAGTTCTTGTCATGTCACCTCATTGAATATCATTATGCTAAAACTTATGGGAAAGTTGATGAGGGTAGTTGGGGAGGATACTTACATGCTTTAGGAAAATTGAAGGCTATGACATGGATTCATAATAATGATAAAGATGAGTATGATACTAGAAGTATTGTGAACAGATTTATTTGTAATAATGTTGGTAAGTATGCTGACTGGGGATTTGCTACGGCAGAAGAATATGATCATGGTAATTATGAGTATGATCATATCTTTGTTTGCCTATCTCCACAATATTTTCCACACAGTCAATGGGATATCTTTAGTGTCTTTCTAGGAATCTATGAAGATTTTACAGGTAAAGACTGTAAGTTAGATGAGTTTTGGTATAAGAGAACTATTAATACGATGGCATATAGAAATGTATACGATACTTTAAAACCTGCATTAGAGGACATCAAAAGAAGTTTAGCTAAATAATAAAAAGTTTTTGTTTTGTGACATGAGCGTCGTTATTGAGCCGACCGTTGAGTGGTCGCCTGAGAACATGATTGAGGTTGTCCTAGGAGAACCTGACGATTTTTTAAAAGTGCGAGAAACTCTGACTAGAATCGGTGTTGCATCTCGTAAAGAAAAAAAATTATATCAGTCTTGTCATATCTTACATAAGCAAGGTAGATATTTCATTGTTCACTTTAAAGAATTGTTTGCTCTTGATGGCAAGAAAGCAAATCTTACTGTTAATGATGTTCAACGCCGTAATAGAATTACACAACTCCTTGCTGATTGGGGATTAATTTCTGTAGTTGTGGCTGAAATGATTGAGGATATTGCTCCTTTGAATCAGATTAAAGTTTTATCCTACAAAGATAAAGGGAATTGGGCTTTAGAGACTAAGTATAACATTGGTCGTAAGGTTAAAGTTGAAGGCGAAGAAGGTTAATAAATAGATCGTCGCTCTTTCGTGCGCGACTCTCTACGACGGATTCGCTACCAAAGTAGATAGGGGGCTTGACGCCCCTTTTTTAATGGTGTATAATATGGAGGTCAGGGAGGGAGACCACCTTGACTGCGGTACTCCCCTTAGTAGGTTCAGGAGTAGCGGCGATAGGAACCTACTAAATATAATGTCTCAACAGTTTTCGCTATCGAGACACCTAACGGTACAACCGTAGATTTTTATCTAAAGAATTAATGCCTAACACAGAACGCACCAGAAAAGGTTTTGGCGATATCCTGGATCTCGAAAATCCACAGTTAAAGAACCTACCCAAGCCTAAGCAAAAAAACGCAACATTCATCAAGTTTTCTTTCCTTGATCTCGATACCGTCGATGAAGAGGATGAGTATTATTGGAACCTTGCTGTCCGGGATGATCAGAACAATACCTCTCGGATTGAAGCAATGCAAGTTTCATATATTAACTATGGATGGCTTTATAACGATTTCCCCCCTTGTATTGGTACTGACAATCGTCCTAGAGACGGTAGGACTCGTATCCTTGCAGCAAAGCGTGCTGGAGAGAGGTGGATTATTGTTGCTATCTTCTCATACGATGACAACGGTAGTCCAATCACTAGCTACATTTCCAATTCTCTTGCCTGTCAGCAGCGTCCTGCATCCACTGGGGTATGCATTAACGATTTTATTATGGCAGGGATTGCTTGTGTTAATGCTGGAGAATGCTTGCCAGAGAGATCTGCAGTAGAAGACCTCGTTTACAATGAACTGCAAGCTGAGAGCTTCTTCTCTCCTCGTGGAGGTGCCATAACCAAGATTGTCAACAAAATCCTTGATGATGTCTTGGAAGAAGGTACATCTGGTGGAATCACTGTTGTTAGGAGTCGTGAAGATTGGCAAACTTGGTTGGCAAAAGCCGGTTATGTAAAGGGAGATTATATTCTCCTATCGGTTGACAATCCAACTTATGCTATGAGGGCATGGTGTCAGCACTTGCTTCCACACTTTTCTAAGAACAAGTCCACAGCAACCATCATCCTTTACACCAACGCTAAGACTGGTACTAAAGCTCGGAGGTATATTTCTGAATTTGCAGTAAACCTCCAGTATTACTACACATCTTCATTTGCTATGGTAAATAGGGCACAGTCTGCTGTAGAGATCAAAGTAGCTGATCCTGCACCATACACTATTGCTGGAGCGATCCCTCAGATCCATGACAATCACAACATTAATTCTTTTAAATTGGTAGATATCTCGGACTACTGATAACCGAATAAAAAATTACGGGGTTCGCTACCCCGTTTTTTAATGTCGTCTAATAAATATTGATGGATGCCTTCGGGGTCCACACAACATAAACTCGCTTTTAAAGGAGCTAAAAATGACCGACCTTACTAAGTATGGTGCGTCTAACATTGACCAATTTTTGGATCGTGTTCATCGCAACAGCATTGGTATGAACGAATACTTTGATCGTTTATACTCACTACATGAGACCACTACTAACTATCCTCCCTACAACCTAGTATCCATAAATTCTGTAGAGTCCAGGCTAGAGATCGCCCTGGCAGGGTTTAAAAAGGCAGAGTTGTTTGTCTACACACAGGATGGCAAACTCTTTGTAGAGGGTCAGAAAGAGGACAAGGAGACCGAGACTACCTATCAGCATAAGGGACTAGCACAGAGGTCCTTTACGAGGGTATGGACGCTCTCTGAGGATGTAGAAGTGAAGAGTGTAGAATTTGAGGATGGACTCCTTTCAATATGTCTAGCTAGGATAGTTCCAGAGCATCATCAACGCAAGGATTGGTTCTAAATATCGGGGGGTTGTTCACCCCCCATTTTTGTGGTATAATACCAAGAGGTAAAAAGCATACTATGTCTGTTAGAGTAGCCATTATCGGTAATGATCAAATCATTGCTGACATCAAAGAGTTGATTGATCCTGAAGACAAGGCTCGTCAATATATGTTCAACAATCCATATCGTGTTATCATGCAACCCACCATGTTGCTGAGTGAAGATGCAGGAGAGACCGCAGAAAATACATCCCAAGTATCTCTTGCTACTTGGCAACCACTCACGCAAGAGACAACCTTTATTGTCAACCCAAACTCGGTTCAAACTATCTTTGAACCAGTTGCTGATCTCAAGTCAATGTACCTGGAGCTAATCGATAATGTCACAAATTAAAGTCATTGTATTTAAAGAAGACTACAAGTGTATTATCGCTGGAATTGAGGAAGTTGGTGCTGACATTGGTGAGCCTGACTGTGAATTAGAAAACCCTTATGAGTTTGTAATTCAAGATGACGATTTTGATGGAGACTACAAGGATCGTTTGACACCTTGGAAAGTGCTGAATATTTCCTCCGATAAGAAGTGTAGAATTCAAAGCGATACTATTCTAACTCTAGTTAACCCAGAGACATTTATTCTCGAAGCATACACCGAACTTACCAGTGAATGAAATTTTACACTAATGTACAAATGATCGGGGACCAGTTCCTCGTTCGTGCTTATGATAATGGTGAGTACATTCAGTTTCGTGAAAAATACAAACCCACATTATTTGTTCCTGCCAAAAAGAAAACATACCATAAAACTCTCGATGGTGATTATGTCGAACCAATTAAACCTGGTTTCGTCTCTGACTGTAGGGAGTTTTTAAAAAGCTATGGTGAGATAGACAACTTTAAGGTCTATGGTAATGAAAGGTATATCTATCAGTATATTTCTGATAAGTATCCTCAAGATGAAATTAAATTTGACGCTAGTAAGATTCGTCTTATTACTGTTGACATTGAAACTCGTGCTGAAAATGGATTTCCTGATGTTGAAGCAGCAGACCAAGAGATTCTGCTGATTACAATCCAGGATTATAATACAAAGGAGATCACAACTTGGGGGCAAGGTCCATTTAAGATCAAGCAAGATAATGTTCGCTATATTCAATTCAATAACGAGCGAGATCTTCTAAGTTCTTTCATCAACTGGTGGATGGAAAATACACCTGATGTTGTTACCGGTTGGAATATTCAGCTTTTCGATATTCCATTTATTGCAAAGCGTATTGATCGTGTTCTTGGAGAGAAGATTGCTAAAAGGTTATCTCCTTGGGGATTAGTATCGCAAAAAGAAGTTTATATTAAGGGTCGTAGACAAGTCTTCTATGATATTGGTGGTATTACTCAGTTAGATTATCTTGATCTGTATAAGAAATTTACTTATACTAATCAGGAATCATATCGTCTTGATCATATTGCTAATGTAGAACTCGGTCAGAAAAAACTTGACCACTCTGAGTATGATACCTTTAAAGATTTCTATACACATGGTTGGCAGAAATTTGTAGAATACAACATTATCGATGTCGAGCTCGTAGACCGTCTTGAGGACAAGATGAAGTTGATCGAGCTAGCATTAACTATGGCATATGATGCCAAGGTAAATTATAATGATGTCTTCTATCAGGTAAGGATGTGGGATACTATAATCTACAACTACCTGAAGAAAAAAGGTATTGTTATTCCTCCCAAAGAAAAAACTGATAAGGATGAAAAGTATGCAGGTGCATATGTTAAGGAACCGATTCCGGGAGTTTATGATTGGGTTGTGTCTTTTGACCTTAACTCTCTTTACCCTCACCTTATTATGCAGTACAACATCTCTCCAGAGACCCTCCTCGACGAGAAACATCCAACAGCAACTGTTGATAAAATTCTTAATGAGGAAATAAACTTTGAGTTGTATAAGGACAATGCCGTCTGTGCAAACGGTGCTATGTTCCGTAAAAATAAGAAGGGATTTTTGCCAGAGTTGATGGAGAAGATGTATGGTGAGCGGGTCATCTTTAAAAAGCGTATGCTCAAAGCCAAGCAGGAGTAAGAGAAGACGCCTACTGAAGCACTTAAAAAGGAAATCGCTAGATGTAACAACATTCAAATGGCGAAGAAGATTTCTCTTAACTCTGCTTATGGTGCTATTGGTAATCAATATTTCAGGTACTTCAAATTAGCGAACGCAGAAGCTATTACTCTGTCTGGTCAGGTCTCTATTCGCTGGATTGAGACCAAGATGAATCAGTATCTAAATAAACTTTTGTCTACAGATGGTGAAGACTATGTTATCGCATCTGACACCGACTCAATTTATCTTAATCTCGGACCTCTTGTTACTAAATTTCTTGGTAATAAGTCTGGCGATAAAGCAGCAGTTGTGGCGTTACTTGACAAGATCTGTCAAGACAAGCTGGAGCCATACATCGATAAGTCGTATGAAAATCTGGCGAATTATGTCTCAGCATACGAACAAAAAATGCAAATGAAGCGGGAGAATATCGCTGATCGCGGTATCTGGACTGCTAAGAAGAGATATATTCTAAATGTATGGAACAGTGAGGGCGTTCAGTACTCTGAACCAAAATTAAAAGTGATGGGTATCGAGGCTGTCAAGTCATCGACACCTGCACCCTGCCGTCAAATGCTTAAAGATTCTTTTAAGATTATGATGTCAGGATCAGAAGATAATATGATAGACTACATAGATGACTGCCGTAAGAAATTCAAGCAACTAACTCCAGAGGACATTTCTTTTCCAAGATCTGTCAGTGATGTTGCAAAATATAAATCCTCTTCGGACATTTATTCTAAGGGAACACCAATCCACTGTCGTGGAGCTCTTCTATACAATCATTATATTAAGAAAGCGAATCTCACTAACAAGTATTCGCTCATTCAAAATGGTGAAAAGATTAAATTCTGCTATTTGAAGAAACCGAATATCATTCATGAGAATGTTATTTCATTCATTCAAGATTTTCCCAAGGAATTAAATATTACTAGATATGTTGACTACGATCTTCAATTTAGCAAGGCATTCTTAGAACCTTTGAGGACAATTCTAGATGCTATTGGGTGGTCTGTAGAAAAAACTGCAACTTTAGAGGACTTCTTCTCATGAACGATCAAGAAAAGTGGAATAGAGGACTTGATCTTTTTATTGAGTCCGTTCATAAGCCAGATCAAGAACTTAGATCCTGTGCTCATAACCAAAAATGCTTTAATGAATTGCTGTCAGTGCGTGAAAATGTGCTAGAATACTTGAAAACATTGAGATGGAGTTGAATGGATTTTCTTAAAGAGATTGTAAAAGAGATTGGAGATGACTATACTCAACTGGCAAAAGATATTGACGACACTGAAACTTATGTGGACACAGGTTCGTACATTTTTAACGGACTCGTTTCAGGTAGTATATTTGGTGGTTGTTCTGGGAATAAGATTACTGCCATTGCTGGGGAGTCTAGCACTGGCAAAACTTTCTTTAGCCTCGCCGTCGTTCAAAATTTCCTTAACGCTAATCCTGACGGTTATTGTCTCTACTTTGACACTGAGGCAGCAATTAATAAGTCTCTTCTGGAGAGCCGTGGACTACCTCTTGATCGCTTGGTAGTTGTCAATGTTGTAACTATCGAAGAGTTTCGTAGTAAAGCATTGAAAGCAGTTGATTTGTATCTAAAGAAACCCGAAGGAGAGCGCAAACCATGTATGTTTGTATTAGATTCTCTTGGCATGCTCTCAACTGAGAAAGAGATCCGTGATGCTCTTGACGAGAAGCAGGTTCGTGATATGACAAAATCACAACTGGTCAAAGGTGCCTTCAGGATGTTGACATTGAAGTTGGGACAGGCTAAAATACCTATGATCGTTACCAATCACACTTACGATGTCATCGGCGCATATGTACCTACAAAAGAAATGGGAGGAGGTAGTGGGCTCAAGTACGCTGCATCCACCATCATTTATTTGTCCAAGAAAAAAGAAAAAGATGGCACCGATGTCGTTGGAAACCTTATCAAGGCAAAGACTGCTAAGTCTCGTCTGAGTAAGGAGAACAAGGATGTCACTATTCGTTTATACTATGATGAGCGTGGACTTGATCGTCATTATGGATTGCTTGAATTAGGAGAACTTGGGGGTCTCTGGAAGAATGTTGCGGGTCGTTATGAGATTGATGGTAAGAAAGTCTATGCCAAGCAAGTCTACAAGGAACCTGAAAAGTATTTTACTGAAGAAGTAATGCAACAACTTGACGAGATTGCTCGCAAAGAATTTAGCTATGGCGAATGATGAGTGACCGCATTGAATTGACTATTCTGAGGAACCTCATCCATGATGAAGAGTTTCTCAGAAAGGTTCTTCCTTTTATAGAACCTGATTATTATGATGATCGTGCTGAAAAAATTATTTTTGAGGAGATAAGTTCTTTTGTAAATGAGTATGATAAGATTCTCACTCCAGAGATTCTTAGTATTGAGGTTCAGAATCGTGATGATCTTTCTGAACAGGAATGCAGAGATACCTTAAATTTGGTTGAGGTTCTAACTCAAAGCGATACTCATACTCAGTGGTTACTTGATGCTACTGAGAAGTGGTGTCGCGACCGTGCAATCTATTTGGCTCTGATGGAGTCCATTCAAATTGCTGACGGGCAAGATTCTAAAAAGACTAGAGATGCTATTCCCAGTATCTTGTCGGATGCTCTTGCAGTCTCTTTTGATAATCATATCGGACATGATTATCTTGCGGACTATGAGGAACGCTACGAATCATACCATCGTAAAGAAAATAAGATTCCATTTGATCTCGAATACTTTAATAAAATCACAAAAGGTGGTCTACCTAATAAAACACTTACTATTGGTTTAGCTGGTACTGGTGTTGGTAAGTCTCTCTTTATGTGTCATGTTGCAAGTTCTGTACTTCTTCAGGGAAAGAATGTCCTTTACATAACTATGGAGATGTCCGAGGAAAAGATTGCTGAGAGAATCGACGCCAATCTTCTTGATGTTAACATTAGAGATTTGAGTGAGTTGCCTCGTCATCTTTTCGAGACAAAAGTATCTAAGGTTGCTGCAAAAACTCAGGGAACTCTTATAATTAAAGAATATCCAACAGCAAGTGCCCATAGTGGCCATTTTAAATCTCTTCTCAACGATCTGGCACTTAAGAAATCTTTTCGCCCTGATATTATTTTCATTGACTACCTTAATATTTGTGCTTCCGCTAGGTATCGCGGAGCAGTCGGTGTCAATTCTTATAGCTATATCAAGGCTATTGCTGAAGAACTTAGAGGATTGGCTGTCGAAGCCCAGGTCCCTATCGTTTCTGCCACCCAGACCACTCGTTCTGGTTATAGTAGCAGTGATGTTGACATTACTGACACTAGTGAGTCCTTTGGTCTCCCTGCTACTGCTGATCTTATGTTTGCCCTTATTTCATCTGAAGATCTTGAAGGACTCGGGCAGATCATGGTGAAGCAATTGAAGAATAGATACGGTGATCCAACAATGAATAAGAGGTTTGTGGTAGGAATAGATCGCGCTAAGATGAGGTTATACGATTGTGAACAATCGGATGGTGGATCTCTACTTGGTTCTGGAGATGAAAACAATGTAGCTGATTCTTTTACAAAAGAGAATAAGTTTGAGGGATTTAAATTTGATTAACTCATCAACAAAAATTTGGAAAGAAATCTCAGAGGTAAATAACCTTGAGTTTGAATATCATTTACTGCCTGGTAATGTTCCAATCCTTATTGCAAATAATGTTTTTCTTTATCCAGACAAAGTTCAAGAGTTTTTAGAAAGTCTTGACTACTGGGAGACTAAAGACTTTGATGATAGTGATATTGTTCGTCCTGGAATGACACACCAATTCACTCCAAATCTTTTCTCTATGCTTGGACATCAACTTACTCAAAAATTTAAGAAAATTTTTGGTGTTAATGACATGTCAATAATTGATATGTACACTCAAGCTACGAGCGGTACAATGGGATTAGATGTTACTGGGGGACTTTGTTGTTATCCTCATATGGATTCAGATCCATTTGATAGTATTGAGAGTGAGAGACCATGCATTGTTGCAAACATCAATCTCTCAAAAAGTTCTGACCCTGTAACTACTGGATTTTGGTCTTGGAGGGGTAAGAACAATGTCTTAGACTTTAATAGGGAGGATAAAAATACCTTAATCAACTTCTATGATCGTCATGAGGAACAGTCAATAGATAAATGGTTTCAAGTTCATGACTATGAGGATTTTAAATTTGAAAGTTCTGCTACTATGATGTATAATAGCCTTGTGGTCTATCCCACAGGGTGTATTCATAATCCTTACATCAAACCTAACTGGTTTTCTGATAAGGAAAGAATAGTATTATCTGCTTTTTATTCTATTCAACCAGAAAATTTAGACTTTGAAGAAAAAAATGCTGATATTGTTTCTTATACCTGGGAGCATTTCCGACTAGATACATTATTCAATTATCACCCACAATTCACTTCTCCACAATCATAATTATGCCTACTTATTCTAATGCAATCGCTGATGGGACACCCGATCCACAGCGTCCTACTGCTACTCCTCCTCGCCGTCCTCGTGCCAAGGAGTTTTGGGAGGTAGAACCTGGTGATCCTGGTACTGAGGGTTGGTCTGATAATCCAGAAGATCCTAAGGGTGCTCAACTTGGTAACCCAGCTATTGAAAATCCACCCACTCCTGTTCCTCCTACTCCTCCTGCTCCCCCTGAAGCTTCCCCTGAACCTACCATTCCGGTAGTCTTGACTTCTTCTCAAACCCCTCCCAAGGATGGTTACCTTGAGTTTGTCGATCAAGTAACCAGTGCTCCCTCTAAAGATCCCTCACAATTTATTGCTAGAATTGCTGCTCTTCAAGCAGGTGGTTGTGAGATTCAGCGTCTTCTAACTGCTGCTGTAGGTATCTCTGCTGAAGGTGGTGAGTTCATGGAGATTGTTAAGAAGATCATTTTCCAAGGAAAGCCTTGGGAAGAAGATAACATTGAGCATCTAAAGATTGAATTGGGCGATGTTATGTGGTATGTTGCTCAGGCATGCATGGCACTTGATATTTCTCTTGAAGAAGTTCTTGATCGTAATATTGATAAATTGTCAAAGCGTTATCCCACGGGAACCTTTGATGCTTACTATTCAGAAAATCGTAAATCTGGCGACAGATAATGTTTAGTCTCTGGATCCACCTACGAGCATTCTTTTCTGTTGTAGTGGTGAGTTGTGCTCACCCTGTTAACTGGGAGCAGTGTGTTCGTGTGGACCAGTGGCTTTTGCCAGAAGTTAAGGAAGGGTATAGACTGTGGACAGGTGAGATAACACCGTATCAGTCTGAAAAGGACTATCTAAATAACAGGGAGTAGTACTCCCTTTTTTTAATGGCCGAACCGTCTGAAGGATTTTTTGCTGGTTGTGCATTATGCAGCAATCTAGAAATGGATGCTGCTGTCAAAGATGAGACAAGCCTTCAAAACTTTTACAACACCATGTATCAGAGGTATACGGGTCCCTCTGTTATTGGTGCTGGTAGTGTAAAAAAAGATTTTGAGAAAGCAGTAACCTTAACTCCATCAACAAAAAAAGATAAGTTTTATTCTGATCTTGTTGTAGGTATCTCTGCAGTAAAAGCAGTCAGATCTTTTCTTGCTACAAATTCTGCAATGAAGGGTATATCTGGGAATGCAACTCCTAATGCGGTATACTTAACAGGTACACAATGGCCTAAAGAAGTTCAGCAATTTAAGTTTGCTGCTTTTGGTATGGCAGACTTTAACTCTTCTGATTTGATTCTTCAGTATGGATCTAATTATGTTGGGGTATCTTTAAAGAAAAAACCAAAAGGAACTGCACCGGACCCGACTCTAATCAATAAAGCATTTGATACTGTATTGAATGGACCTCAATTTGCTCCCATAAAAGCACAGTTGCAGCAAGCTAGACAGAATTTTTTTGCTGGAGTAATTAGGGACGCATTAACTAGTGGTCCTTTAGTTGGACTTGCTCAACTTCCTGATGGATCTAATCCTAGAAATGCTCCACCGGAAAAACTTTGGAGCACTAGGATTGGCATCTATAAAAATGGTAAGATTCAAACAGTTCCTTTAATTAATCTAAAAGATGTATCTGCTATTGGTGATCCAGCTCTTTTAAATACTAAAGAGGTTGATCGCAAAACAACTAATGCGATGCGTGATTATGTAAACATGAGGCTTGGTAAAGTCGGCAACCAACCCAATACTTTATATAAACAGTTTCTATCTATCATCAAAACGAATCAGCAATTGTTTGCTGATACCTTAATCAATCTTATCCTTAAGAAACAATTAATGGATGAGATGAGTGAGTATACTAGAAATAACTTTGAATTTATCTTGACCACTGGGGTAGGACAGGTTACAATATCTAAGTCTACCGGCATGAATATTCAGGAAGGTAGTGGTAATTGTATTGGTATTGATAGCGTTGCACTTGCTCTTGCTTATCTTAAAAGACAACCTAAGACCATTGATATAGATACTGCAAAAACAGAGTCATCAAATGCGGCTAAGTTATTTTTCAAAGTTAGAGCAGGTACACTAGATCTCTTAGAACTTGAGTTAAGATATAAGGGTGACTTTAAATCTCAACCTCAGTTCCAAGCATTTCTTTCCCCCCAGTTTAAATCATTACTTAAAGGTGATTTTGGAAACGCACGAAACATTATTTTTGGTTAAATGTACACTGATTTATTTCCAACTCGATTATACAAATACAATTTACAGGCACCTGATCTAAGACAAAGTATGCTGGATAGGTATGCATCTTGGAAAGATCATTCAATGAATGGAACTCCCGAAGGATGGAGTTGTGATGTTAGAACAGAATTTCAAGGAGCTTTCCCTCAAGAGATTAAGAAGCGTTATGATGATGTTCTAAGAGAATGGAGAGATGAATTTGGACTATTTGATCGTCCATATATTGATGAGATTTGGATGAACGCCTATGAGCAATCTCAATTTCAAGAATCTCATTCTCATCTACCTGGATTTTTTTCTGGAATTCATTATCTAGTATATGATCCTGAAGAGCATGAAGCTACTACATTTCAAAACCCACAGGACTCTATACATTCTTTTATGTTTGATGACGAGTTCCTGGATGGAGATATTAATAAGCATCTATGTGAGAATCATACCCCTAAGGTTGAGGAGGGTGATATTATTTTATTCCCATCTCATTTGAAACATTTTGTTAAAAAGAATGACAGCAAAAATCTTCGTATAACTATATCCTTTAACATAAATAGAATTGCGGAGTCTACTCGACGGGTTTTTTCGTAGTAATGAAGAATTTTTTCCAATTCTTAAATGAGGCGCAGACAAACGCTGCAAAGCAAGCGAAGAAGCTTGGTTTAAAGGGTGATGGTCATGGGTCATGGGTTGATCCAACTGGAAAAATTGTTGGTAGAACCATAGAAGGTGAGTTAGTTTTTTCTAGTGGTAGAAAACCATCAGAAGAAACTGATCCAACAAAACCTGGACGGGCAGCAAGAGCTTTACCCCCAGAAAATCCTCCTCCTTCAGCACAACAAAGTGGTGGAGTTGGTGAACCAGAAGAGCAGGAAGAGGTAGAAAAGACTCGCGGCGCTGTTACTATTGGGTTTGGTAGATTTAATCCTCCTACAGCAGGTCACGAAAAATTACTTGATACTATTAAAGATACTGCGGAGGGTGGGTCTTATATGATATATCCATCCCACTCAGTAGATCCACAGAAAAATCCTCTTGATTCTGAGACTAAAGTTCTCTTTATGAAGAAGATGTTTCCTACACATGCGAATGCGATCATATATGATCCTGGCATTCGTACCATACTAGACGCACTGAAGCAAGCCGATGTCGAAGGATATAGTAGCGTCAACATCGTGGTTGGTGCTGACAGACAAAAAGAGTTTGAGGGGCTCGCGAACAAATACAACGGGCAACTCTATAATTTTGATGCGATTAATGTCATCTCTGCAGGAGAACGGGATCCCGATGCTGAAGGGGTTGAGGGTATGTCTGCTTCCAAATTACGAGCCTTAGCTGCTGATGGTGACTTTGAGTCTTTCAAGAAAGGACTACCCAAGTCTGCTAAAGGAATGGTTGCAAGAGAACTATTCAATACAGTACAGAGATCTATGGGTGCTGCAGCTGTAACAGAGGGCGTAGAGTTGTGGCAAATTGCTCCTAAGTTTGATGAAAAAACTTTGAGAGAGCATTATATTATTGGCAATATGTTTGATCTGGGATCTCTTGTAGAATCTTTAAATACCGGACTTGTTGGTAGGATTATTAGACGCGGTGCAAATCATGTTATCGCAGTTACATCTGAGGGTATTATGTTCAAATCTTGGATTAGAGATTTGACTGAATATGTTTCTAGAATTCCTTCTGGAGTTCCTGCAAATAAGAGAGAAGTTGGAACAGATACTTATAGAGAATATGTTCAGAAACTTACTCCATTAGAAAAGGTTAAGTCCTTTATAAATAAAAGATAGGAGACTGCTGAGCTTTCAGGATCGATGAAAAATTTTATTGAAGATACAGCCGATCAGATCATGCTTAATAGCATGGCAAATGTTTTTATGGAAAAACTTGATCCCGTAGGTCAGGAAGATGATGATATTGATAATGATGGCAAGAAAAATACTAAGTCAGATTCTTATCTAAGAAACCGTCGTAAGTCTGTCGGTGCTGCTATTGCTGCTGATAAGGCAAAGATGGTAAAGAAAGAGCAGGTTGAATTATCTCTCCGTGAGAGAGTAGCGGAATTGACCGAAAAAAAGCTTTATAAGTCTGAGAAAGCTACGACCTCAGATGAAAAAGAAGTAGAAATTTCAGAGAAGTCTGTAAAAAATAAAGTAACTATTAATCCTGATATTCAAGAAGGTAAGAAAGGTCTCTGGGATAATATCCATGCCAAGCGCAAGCGTGGCGAAAAACCTGCTAAGAAGGGTGATAAGGATTATCCTAAAACATTAAATATTGAGCAGACTGAAGATTCTCTGAGAGACCGTCGCATGGAGCGCGGTGGGGTTGATGGCAACAACCGTTACAATAAGGCATCAGGTAAACCTAATACCTTTGGTAAGAAGAAGAGTTCTTCTGATGGACCTTCTGCCTTGGATGTTGTGAAAGCAAAGATCCGTGCTAAGTATGGTGATAAAGCAATCGTGGATACTAAGAAGAAAAAAGAAAAAGATTAAGCCTATATAAGAGAAGTTCACTTCTCAAATAATGCTTTCTTTTTTACTTCCACTAGCATCAAAAATTATTTCTGATGCCGTTTCTAAAATTCCAGAGAATGAAGAGCTCGGTGAGAAGATGGTTGAGATCTGTCTTGTTATTCTTGCTAAAGCAGTTAAGCTGACCAAGACCGATATGGATGATCAACTTCTTGAAGTTGTCACCAAGGCTATCAAAACCCGCGAGGATGCGTAGGTTATAAATAATTGTATGAAAACTGTAGTTCGGGTGTAAGAACATGGCTCTCTGGGGTCTTAACGACAATATTCAAACCTTTGGTACTGTTGCAGTTAGTGGTAATACTGTAACTGGCACGGGGACCACTTTTACAACCGATGTTGAAGTTGGTCAAGTAATTCGGGTTGGAACCCGTGGTGGTGTGGGCACATATTATGGTGACGCTGTTATCAGTGGTATCACCAGTGACCGAATTCTTACCATCGATTCTACCGCTGGACTTAGTGCAGTTAGCATTGCCGCTACTGCTTATGGTATCAGTGAATTACCAATGTATACTGTTAAGGACAGTGTATATCAAGAAGAAAGATCTGAAGCAGATTCTTTAGTCTATGGTATTTCTACAGATACTTCTGGTTCATATGCTGTTGCTCATCATGGATGGGTTGGTGTTACCACTTACATTGATATGCACGGTAATCTGAGAGTCAAGAGCGAAGTTCTTGTTGCTCAGTCCGGTATTCAAACTGGTGCTAACGGAATTGCTTATCCTACAGATGAATAATTGAGTGAATGAAATTCCATGAATTGAACGATAGCAACTATCTCCTTTTTGCAATTAAGAATTATGATAATCCTCAAGCAGTCACTGAGGATGATTTCTATGATGATCTTAAAAGAATTAAGTACATAAAAAGACTATTGAAAAGGTATAAGAATAGTGGTGAGCTCAGAACTCACCTCATTCTAAACCACTTCATAGTCCTTTTTAATGTTTTTGGTGATGCTGGAGTTCCCCTCTTATATTTTAAATTAGATAAAGAACTTTGGTCGTGTACCAAAAGTTTTTTGACATACCTTGGTAGAGTTCCTGAGTTTCCTCGCACGGAACTAAATAGTATTATTGATGATGATTACTGTCTAGAACAGCTAAGAGCAGTCTAATGGATCGCCGCTTAAAAAAAATCATTAATATAGTAGAAGAAATGATGGCTGCAAATGCAGTCGGAAAATCTGGTGGATTTTCTGATACTTCCGATCCTAAAGGTCCGGTTGCTGGAAAGCATGTTTATTTGGGCAGAGGCTCAAGAAAAAGGTGGATGAAAGATCGCACTAAGAAAAATGGAAATGGATAACCAAATTAACTCCGCTATCCTAGAAAGATTAGAAAAAGTAGTTGACTCACTTCAGGATAATTCTATCCAGATGGGTAAACTTCTTGCTGTCCATAATGAGAAATTAGATACACAAGATAGAGTTGATGAAATTTTATTTGAAAAATTAGATAGGTTATCTGCAGATCTTAACAGAGAAACTGATGCAATTAAGAAGGGATGTGAAAGAGACATCCGCCTTATTGATGATAGACTTAGAGTCTTAGAAAAGAAGATGTGGAGTGTTGCAGGAGCTCTTGCTGTCATCAGTGTCTTGATATCGCCAGTTGGAAGTAGAGTTGTTGGAAATATCTTGACGAATGGAGAACCACCTGCTAGAATGGCACCAGGCAACTAGTCTGATGAATGGACCTAATTGATTCTAAGTATATTGGTCTAGTATCAGCGAGACTTGGTAAGTTCAAGAGGGTAAAGTCAGACCTCTATAACTTTCGTTGCCCTATCTGTGGAGATTCTCAACGCTATAAGAATAAAGCGCGTGGGTATATCTATTCAGTAAAGAACAACACTAATTTTAAGTGCCACAATTGTGGTGCTTCGATGTCGTTTAATAACTTTTTGAAGAAGATCGATACGACTCTTCAAAAGAAGTATGCCATAGAAAAATTCAAAGAAGGATTTACTGGAAAAACTTTTACCACTGAGGAACCTACATTCGTTTTTGAAAAACCTACATTCCAATCCAGCATCACTCTTCCTCTTTGTAGTGAGGTGGAAGTTGGTAGAACCTATTTACAAAAGCGTGGAATTGACCCCACCAAATTTTACTTTGCGGAAAAGTTTAAGTCCTTTGCTAATTCATATAAGCAAGTTTTTACAAGCACTGCTAGTGAAGAGTCTCGCATTATAATTCCTTTGTTTTATAATCGTAACTTAATTGGGTTTCAGGGCAGAGCTCTAGGTTCTAGTAAGGTTAAATATATCACTGTAATGCTCGATGACAATGCACCCAAAATTTATGGAATTGACACAATCGATAAAGACCTACCAGTCTATGTGGTCGAAGGACCCTTTGACAGCACTTTCCTCAACAATAGTGTGGCTTTATGTGGCGCTGACGGTAACCTTAGTTGTCTTGAGGGAAGCGATTGCGTTTATACTTTTGATAACGAGCCCCGTAATGGCGAGATTGTTGGACGCATCGGAAGAGCTATATCTAGAGGCGAGAAAGTCGTCATCTGGCCAAGCAGAATTAAAGAGAAAGACTTGAATGATATGTCATTGAGTGGCATTAATGTAAAGGATGTGGTAGAATCACATACATACTCAGGTCTAGAAGCACAAGTTAAATTTACAGAGTGGAAGAAGGTATGACCAACGGAACTAAGGTTCGTAAGAGATCAGGAGCATTAGAGGTTCTTGATCTAAACAAGATGCATAAGATGGTAGAAGAGGCATGTAAGGATCTTGCCAGTGTTTCTGCGTCTCAGATTGAAATCAATTCTGGTATTCAATTCTATGACGGCATAACAACAGCAGAGATTCAGGAGATCCTAATTCGCTCTGCTTCCGATCTTATTGATCTAGACAACCCCAACTATCAATTCGTCGCAGCTAGACTGCTTCTGTTCGCTCTGAGGAAGCAATTGTGGGGTCGTATGCATGAGCATCCTTCCCTGGGTGATCATGCCCAGCAATGTGTCCTTAGAGGAATCTACGACAAATATTTCTTCATTCACTATAGTGATGAGGAGATTGAAAAGATGGACTCCTTCATCGACCATGAACGGGACATGTTATTTACATATGCTGGACTTAGGCAGGTTGTGGATAAATACCTAGTGCAAGATCGTAGTGCTGGGGAAGTTTATGAAACTCCTCAATTCATGTACATGATGATTGCTGCAACTGTGTTTGCTGAATACCCCAAGGATGTACGGTTAGATTATGTCAGAAGATACTACGAAGCAATCAGCAAGCACAAGATCAACATCCCAACACCAATCATGGGAGGAGTGCGGACACCCCTGCGTCAATTTGCATCTTGTGTTCTCGTTGATGTTGATGACACCCTCGATAGCATCTTTAGCAGCGATATGGCTATTGGTAAATATGTCGCACAAAGGGCTGGTATCGGTATTAACGCAGGCAGAATTCGTGGCATCAATTCTAAGATTAGAGACGGCGAGGTACAACACACAGGTGTTGTCCCCTTCCTTAAAAAGTTTGAATCAACTGTCAGATGCTGTACACAAAACGGTATCAGAGGTGGTTCTGCTACAGTTCACTTTCCTATCTGGCATAAAGAAATCCAAGACATAATTGTCTTGAAAAATAATAAAGGCACTGAAGATAATCGTGTTCGTAAACTGGATTATAGTATTCAGATTAGTAAACTTTTCTACGAGAGATTCATCTCTAATGGACAAATCACACTCTTCAGCCCTCATGATGTTCCGGGTCTGTATGATGCTTTTGGTACTGATTCATTTGACGCTCGCTATGTGGACTATGAATCAGATAGAACTATTCCGAGACAAACTATATCGGCTCAAGAGCTATTCTTAAGTCTTCTCAAGGAGAGAGCAGAGACGGGTCGTATTTACATTATGAATATCGATCACTGCAACTCTCACTCATCCTTCAAAGACAAGGTAGAGATGAGTAATTTATGTCAGGAAATTACTCTCCCAACCAAACCTCTTCAGCACATTGATGATCCTAATGGAGAGATTGCTCTTTGTATTCTTTCTGCTATTAACATTGGCAAGCTTCGTAACTTAGATGAATTGGAAGAACTGTGTGATCTTTCTGTTCGTGGATTGGATGCACTGATTGATTTCCAAGGTTATCCTGTTAAGGCTGCTGAAATTGGTACTAAGAATCGTCGTTCTTTGGGTGTTGGATTTATTGGTCTCGCACATTATCTTGCACGGAATAAGGTAGGGTATGATAGTCCTGAAGCATGGAGTCTTGTCCACGACCTTACAGAAGCTTTCCAATACTATCTACTGAAATCATCTAACCAGTTGGCTAAAGAACTAGAACCTTGTGGATATTTTGATAGGACTAAGTATTCTTCTGGTATTCTTCCAATTGATACATATAAGACAGAAGTAGATGGTATTGTACCTCATAACCTGAAGTATGATTGGGAAAGTCTTAGAGAATCTATCGTATCCTACGGACTTAGGAACTCAACACTGTCCGCACAGATGCCTTCGGAGAGTAGTTCCGTTGTGTCAAACGCAACCAATGGAATCGAGCCTCCTCGTGGATACCTGTCCGTTAAGAAGTCCAAGAAAGGACCTCTTAAGCAGATTGTCCCCCAGTACAATACTCACAAATCCCATTATACCCTTCTCTGGGATATGGAATCTAATGAGGGGTATATTAAGATTGTCGCCGTGATGCAGAAATTCTTTGATCAGGCAATTTCTGGTAACTGGAGCTACAATCCAGAGAACTATAAGGACAACGAGGTCCCCGTTTCTGTGATGGCAAATGATCTCTTGACTACATATAAGTACGGTTGGAAGACTAGCTATTATCAGAACACCTACGACAACAAGAATGATGATTTAGAAGAAGAAAAACCAGATCTCAATACGCTATTAAACAGTCTAACTAAAGAAGAGGAGTGTGACGCCTGTGCAATTTAGAACTAACGCTGACACCATGCCCAAAACAAATGTGCAAGGGATGACAGTTTTTAATACGAACGATCATGCAACCAAAAAACAACCAATGTTTTTTGGTGCTCCTCTTGGAGTTCAAAGATATGATTCGTATAAGTATCCTGTATTTGATCG